TCCGGACAATCGCAATCCGTTCCGAGCCAAGAAGCACCGCACCCTTGATTGTAGTCAGATGGACTTTGCCCATCAATGCCAGAAAAAACACCCCCCACGTTGTAGCACGATACGTCAGGTGATTCGGCATCCCTGAAGGGAAAACAAGCATCGCTTTCAGAAGTGCAATATGGGGTTTCAAGTGAACTTTTCCAAGTGCAATATCCTGTACAGTTGGTGTGGTATATTTTTTGAGGGTGTGACCATGCCCCTGTGGCGAATCCGCAACAATTAGTGCCAGTCATTTTTCCCATGTGTGTTGTCGTTGATGGAATCGTCCATGTGACCGTGTATTCGTCTACACATGGGTCGTCTGAAACTGCGGGGCATTGAGGCGGGTTGTCGGAACACACGCAATTGCATATTCGATTGTAACTCATCAGGTGCAATTCCCATCATGCGTTCCTTGACGATCGAACAAATAGATGACACGCGCATCACGGGTGAACATCTTTTGCAACATCACAAAACATCCCGTTGCAACCTCTTTTGGATAAAAACCAACAGGATAAGAAGCAGAAGTGACATCAACTCCAAACACAATTCCATCAGAATTATACGTTCCGACATTTCCAAGTTCTGCAAGATTGTACGCATACCCTGAAATGATGCCCTCATGTTCGCCATCTTCAGTATCGACCGAAGTGCTTATGTTTTCATTCACAAGAATTGGAATGGTGTATGTCAAAGTCAAATAACTTGTTTCGGAATCTACACTTGAAACCTGATATGCTTTCCAACGATATTTCCAGACGACAGGAACATCATTTTCAGTTGCACTATCCCTTTCCATGTCGATCGTTTCAAGTGCATCTGGCACTCCTATAATCTGTGCAAGAAATGGTGGCGATGAGTGTTTGCTTGATTTCGCAATGGTGGCGTGGATAGCAGGTTTGAGAGCGTTGAAGTTTTCAACACCATCGCGCAATGTATTCATATACATTTCGTCAATGATGCCGAACTTCATTCTTGAGATTTTTGGTAGATCAGCCATGATCAGAAATCTGGAAGCAAATCTGCGAAAACTGCTTGTTCAAAAGGTTGCACCCAATAAACGTGCTTCGCATAATAGATTTCTTCACCGCCAATGTTTACACGTTCAGGAATGATGTCGCCCTGCGGGTCGGTTTTCGCAACTTGTTCCGCGTGATGCGTTTTCTTATCTACAGCAAATTGATGATTGACGATCCACAACCCATTCGATGTGTCATAGTTCCAAGAAAATCCCAAGTATAGAATTGAACCCTCTTCGCCACCTTCATACCCATCCGCGTTTCGTTTTCCAACCAAATCACTCAAAGCGTTCAATAGCGGAAAATCCACCATCTTTTCGGTTGTTGCAAACTTCCTGTCAATGTGCGTGATGGTTGTCGGAACGCCACCTTGATCAACTGGAGTTCCACCAATGTCGGTGCTTGCGTTTGGATTGTCCACCATCGAAAGATTCATGTTGCCAACTCTATATACCGCTTTCGCTGTTGCTCTTGTATCGCCTTGTGTTGTGATAACGACATCGTCACCAGTTGCACCACCGCCTGCACTTGGGGCAGTTGAATATGTGATTTCAAAGTTCCACGTTTCATCTGTTCCCTCTGGACGCGACCAACTTTTCGTGCCGTAGTATGTTGCAGAAACCGAAGCACCAGTAGCAGGATCAGTTCCAACAAGATAGGTATGGAGATACGGAACTTCTGCATCCATTTCAGCAATCGCGGTTTGCAGAATGTTTGTTCCAGTGACCGTGTAATGCCTCTTTATGGTTCTTGCTCCCGCAGCATCAATTGAACCCGACCTTGTTCCTTGTAGATTTTCGCTTATTGCCATGATGATTCCTATGCAGCAAGAATGACGACTTCGCCTTCGCCTAGTTTTTCTGTTGCGTTTGCAATTCGTTCGAGAAAATTTGTTTGTTTTTTCAATTCTGTTCTTCCTGTCGCAACCGTGAATCCACCGATCGCAGTTGAAATGGATGCTGTTCCACCACCACCACCAGTTGCGGCAGGTGTAACACCACCTGCACCAACACTTGCCAGTTCAATTGCCTTCATTGCATCAATGGCTTTTTGTTGTGCTTCTGTTGCACCGACACTCATTCTTCTGTACCTTGATTCAATTGCAAGTATTTTTGCTTTTTCTAAATCACCATCTCGTTTGGCAATCATAATTGCGAGTTGTTCTTCCAGAGTTGATGTTTTATTAGCAACACGCTCTGCATTTTCTTCTGCTATTTTAGCCAATCTATCCAAATGCTCTTTGTCAATTCTGAACTGTTCATCAATTCTTTCTTGTTTTTCATCTTGTAATGTGTTCCAAGCGTCAAATGCCATTCGTTCATTTTCATATACGACTTCAAGAAGTTCATTTTGTGCTTGTTTTCTTCTTTCCATTGCATCAACATAGAACTTTTCTGAAAAACCTGCTTGTGCCAGCCGTTCCTTTTCTGCCTTATTGGAAGCATCAAATTCTGCTTTCATTGCATTAATTTGCATATCAAATTGTTCGGTGATCCCGCTTTCACCTCTTGCTCTTGCCTTGTCGATTTCAAGCAGTGCCTTTTTTCGTGTCAATTGTTTTTCAAGTGATTGCACACCTGCTTCAAACGATTCTGCAACCCTGACACTGCGTAATTGTCTGTTGTACATATCCTGCGTTTCAATCAATGATCGCTGAACTTCATCTAAATCGGAGAAAAGCATACCCAAACCCATTATGAGTTGAGAAAATTCAGCAACAATAGGAATGCCAGAATCTGCAAAAGCATCGAATGTTTTTATGATTTGTTCATGGGTTTCAAGTGAATCATTACCCCATATTTTCGTCACCTTATCGAGTGTCTTTATTGCTTTGGTGGCTGCACCAATAGCCATCTGATACACGGTCACTTTATTTTTTAATTCTGTCCAAGATTTTTTGAATTTGCTGCCGAGTTTTTGTTGCTCTTCAACCATCTTGTCAGCAGATTTCTTGAACTCTGCTTCTGCCTGTGCAAGACCCTTGCGAAGTTCAGCAACTTCCGCTTCGATTGATACAACTATTTTGCCAATGTTTTCAGCCATTGTTATTCCTCAAACGCTTCAAAGTTCGCTGCGAACTCGACATACTCTCGATCACTCATCGGTTCACCGCTTTCAAGTTGCCGAACATACCCGATTCTATCAAGCAAGAGCAAGAACAAATCAAGGGGCAAATCAAGAGGATTGCCAAAGCCAGCAAAATATCGTGAAATCAAAGCGGAGTTTGTGACCCATTTGGGCTTGGTTTCAATTACTTTTTTTTTGATTTAGAATCTGTTTTTGGCTTTTCAAGTTCTGCGCCAATCAAATCCAACGCGATCCGCATAGCATCCTCGCCAGTGCCTTCAAAGTTGTCTGGCAAGCCGTCAGCATTTTCAGCATTCTTGCCCTTTGATGCTTCCGCGATAATGTCCAACGAACCTTTCAAATTGATTGCATACAAAATGATTTCGCTCATCAATCCACGCTTGTCGTCAAGTTCCTGCAACGCTTTCATACGTTCAGCAGACTCAACTTCCGCATCCTTCATATCTTGAATCATGCGTTTGCGTTTTTCAGACCATAGACAATCACCGACAGAAATCATTTGGCGTGGACTCAATCGCTCAAGCCAAGCAGACCCATCGGTGGTTGTCACTTCAATTCGTTCGTGTTTCATGCGGGAAGCATAGCACAAAAATCAATCGTGCATCAAGCCCAAGCCGTAGTTGTTCCACCAGTAATAGTGAAGTCCATTGATACGGTCATATCGCCTGTTTTCGATGAACCAAAACTGAACCCGCTAATGATGGCATCTCCCGTGAACGAGTTGCCTGATTGTGCAAGAAGTACGATTGTACATTTTGTCCCTGTCGAAAAGTTGTCAGGATCAACAGACGGGTCAGCATCATCGGCTAGAAAACCAGAAATACTTCCCGTATATGTAGGAATACCGCCCCGAACGGTTGTCGCTACATCACCAAAAGCAGTCACATCGTTGACAACCCTGCTGATTGACATTGACCATGCGCTTGCTGTAATGCTATGCGTTGCTGTTGTCCCGCCACTATTCGCGGATACTGTGACGCTACCTTCATTTCCAATTATTCTTGCCATTTCATTTTCCTCTTAATTTGATGTAGCCTCAATCGAATACACGCTTTCGCTTGCAATTATTTCGTCAAACACAGTCCGTCTGTCACGGTCAAGACAAATCATGACTGTGTTACTATCATAGCCAGACGGTGCAAGTGTCGCCTGATTGATGAGCGTGAACAGTTTATCTTCGATTGCCCCAAGCGATGCTGCCCCCAATCTGCGATGCCCATATAACGTCAAAACCACTTGAGATTTGACGATCACATTCCCGTTGTACAAACCCTCAACTGGCGTTGATGTTACGTCATAGACAATCAACGGCAACGCAGAATCATCCTTCCCTTCCATTTCAAAGATGCGACCACCTACGTCATCGTAGAATGAATCTGCGGTTTGGTCTGCCGTCAGTTTGGTATACAGTGCTGTTTTGATTGCTTGGCTCATGATTTCAAATCCTAGAATCTGAAGTTCCCTGTCGCTACTTTGATCAAGCGTTGCGGGTCGAGTCGCTTCTTAATCATTGACACTGTTTTTTGATACCAGTACAAGTTTTCATCCATGTAGTTGCGTCTGCCACTTCCTGATCTTGTGATGAGTTTTTGGGCATAGATTATATTTGTTCCAACACCTGCTGTGAACCTGCTACCTGAACGGCTTGCCGTTGGCGATGCGTGCCAAGAACGGGCAAGTGTGCCTGTTCTGTTGAACGGGATATTTGTACCCTTCGGTGAAGGCGGTGGAGATTTTCCAGTTGTTGCCAATACGGTCGATAGATTTCTACGCAAGATTTTTGCAGACTTTACAAGTTCTTGTGAGATGGCATTGTGCAATCCAAATTCAAACCTATCGCCATACCATTCTACTGTGACACCCATTATTCAATCTCCACCAAATCGACAATCCTTTTGTTCATGTGGTTGTCTTTGTGAAGCATCAACGAACGTCTTGCACCTGTGACCTCAAAAGTTCGTGTCGTGCCAGTATCCGAATCGGCAAACAAAATGCGATCGGTGTGGTTTATTGAAATTGAGGGAAGTAGATACCCTCTCGCTGTTATCTTGCCACGCGGTCGTCCACCCTCAACAACAGAGTCAGCACCAATTGGAAAAATTGCGACTTCAACATTGCTCTTGGAAAGCGAGTATGTTCTTATGGGGAAACCACCAGCATCTGAAGTTTCCACTACGGTGTGAATATCGCAAGACACGCCCAAAGATTGAATCATTCCTGCAAGACTCATTCCGCATTTCTCCGATATTGGTACATTCGCCTCATTTGGTCATCACGCAATTCCACCGCGTTGCGGGTCGAATATGAATACCCGTCAAGCGATTCGCTTGCAACTGTGGGGTCATGCTTCCCCCCATGATAGGCACTTGAAACGAGTTCCCACGCGATTTCTTGAAGCGCGACAGGAACGCTTGCTTGGGCGTATCCCGCGCTATAATCCACAAAGATATTGTGCGAACCTCTTGGAAAAGATACCGCATTGGGATCGAATGGATACCATTGCGATTCAAATTGTGATGAAAGCAAATCGACTCGTCCAGTATCTTCATCGACCCGATAGTCTGCACCACTCGATTTTAAATAGTACAGTTGAGCCGATGCCGAAAGAGCATCTTGACCACCCTGCCTCATCAACTCATCGCACATGACCGTTTCATCTGATGTTGCTGTCCATCCCGTAGTTGCTGTGATTTGTGCTGCCATCAGTGCCGTTGTTAGATAATCCGCGAACGCGATACTTGTTTCAGTTTCCGCGCCAACAGAATCCCAACGCTTCAAGACAATCTGATTGTCCTGCACCTCAACCGTTGCTCTCAAATCTGTTGAAGTTGAAGCATCGACTGAAAGTGCGTTTTTTCGTTCCCATCCCAATCTCCGAATAGATGTGATGGGGAAGTTTGGAAGCGACAAAGTTCCAGAGCCAGACCCACTGATGAATTGCTTGTATGTCGCAGACACAAAAGTACGTTGGCAAAACTCCTCAATGCGATTGGTTGCCGCATCCAAAAGTTCAATAAGCAATCGGTCATCATCTGAAGTTGTCAATCTCAAATATCTTTTGAGTGCTTGCAAACTGGTAATTGATGTTCCACTTGTTGCCATAGTTCTTCCTTAAATTGTCGAGCATCGGGGCAGGATGAAAAATCATCCCACCCCATTGTTGCTCAATCATTTACGGTTTAGGATGCCGCAGTTGCTAATGCACAGAAGCCACTACCATCGTGAACTTGAATGTCATATCGTGATGTTGCACGAATGTTGATTTGGTCTTCAGCAAAATTGACGTGCTCACTTGTAGCAATTTCAATACCAGAACGGTCACCAAATACTACCGCATCAGTCCAGTTTCCAAAGTAGCAACAATCAATATCAACTGCTGTTGCAATTGGTGCTTGGTCACTGAAGTGGATTGGATACCCAAGAAGTTGTGCGCCTGTTGAACCAACGCCAAGTGAATCAATAGTATTGCCACCTGCCGCAGCAATTACACGCAAGACAACTTGTGAATAGAACTGTCGTGACATAATCCAAGAAGCACCTGCGTGATACTTGTCAGCAAGCGTACCTGCAGTTTCAACTAGGTTTGCCAATGTGAGCGATGCAAAAGTTGTACCTGCACCTGTCACGAATGAGTGTGCTTTGTTTTTCAGTCCTGTAACAGAACCAAAACTTGCACTACCATCACCTTGAATAAACTCAGTATCTTCTCGAATACCTAAAGCCCTGCCCATATAATCAGCAAGAGTATCAGCCATATTGAATAGTGCATCTGCACCTAATTCATTTGACCATTTCATAAGTGCCGCACGCTTTGTAGCGGTACAACCAACATTTGCCCATACAGCACTACTTTCTGTGATAGCAGTTGCTTCACCTGGATAGTAAACTGTTGAGCCACTTGTGAGTGATGGGATATTAAGCGTATCAGCCGTCATTGGGAATGTTCGTGCCACTTTTCTACAAGTGCCATATTCTTCCCTAACATCTAGGATTGCCGCTTCAAGTGGGTCTGGTACTAAAAAGCCACCCGCACTATTCGTGCCTTCATTTTGGGCTTTCAATCCTGAAGGAGCATTATTGTTCCACCATTTGATTGCTTCTGTTCGTTTAAGAAGTTTTGCACCAATCCATTGACCAGCCAAATATTGTGCTTCTTTACTTTCAAAGTGTTTTGACTTCTTTCCTGCCCGTCCTGTGATGGGTGTTCGTGTTTGTGGAAGTCCTGAACGTCCACCCTTGCGGATAGCATCCTGAACACCACGTCTAATTGCTAGTTGTGTTGCTTCTTGTAGTTCCATTGCTTCCTCAATCGCGGGAGCATCAACGCTTGAAACCAATTCGGTTGCAATCATTTCTTCTGCCGCAGGTTCGTCTGATTCTGGCATTCCAGAATGAAGTGAAAGTGTTGCTGGGTCATCTGCCGCAAAAACTGCCGCCAAATCCAACTCGTTACCGTCTGCACCATAGAGGGTTGAATCACCTAGCCATGCCATTACGGCTTCGACTGTGCCTTCACCTTCAAATGGTTCTTCCACTTCAAGTTGTTTACATTGTTTCACATTAAGAGTGCGAATTTGTTTGAGAACTTGTTGTTTGTTCATTGTATTATTTTCCAAAAAATTTGAATTGTTACGAATTGCCTTGCTTTTGAAATTGCATCCGACACGCATACGCTTCGGCTCGCTTCATTCGTGGCGACAAACTATGTGATTATGATACCAATGCGAGTCAATAAACCCGACCTTGCATTCGTTCGATTTCCAAAAGAGTCAATTTTGCGGTGTCAATATCCCGCAAACGTAATGCACCAGACGATTTCAATTGAATGCTTCCACCAATCTTTGCTGACTCTGATTTGAGTCGGAATGCCTTGACGGCTCGATCGTCAATTGTTCCATCCTTCTTGATGAATCCCTTGCTTGCAGCGACAACAAGTGCATCTTCATTCATTGGAAGTGGTGCGAATGAGTATTCCAACAATCGTGATTTGCTCACAACTCTCAAGAGTTCATTGCCTGTTGATTTGAAACGCTGTTTGTCTTTTTGCGTTGGTTCTCTTGTTTCAAGATACGAGAATCCGATTGATACGCCACGGCACAAGCCAGCAGCGACCAACGACAGAACCGCATCGGGTCGCCATTCTCCCTTGTGTCCTTCTGGACGTTCAGGGAAATGCGTTGATGCAACCACGCCATTCTCATTGACTTCAAGCCAATCACAAACAGCAACAGGATCGTCATAATTATGATTCCAGAAAACTGTTCCTGTGGATTTGAAGCGGTTTGTTTGTATCCCTGCTGGCAAGACACACTCACCTTCTTCATCGACCGTATCGGTGGAAATGTAGGCGATGCAAGTTCTTGCTGGAATATCAGCATTCAAGTTCGCGGTGTAGTCTTTTAAGTCAATTCTGTCATGTTCTTTGTTTTTCATTGTTCATACCTTATTTTCAAATCTTTAATCAACTCATCACCTTCTTCAGAAGTAATTTTGCCAGAAGAAACTTGTTGTCTGACAAACTCTCTTGCCTTTTCAAATTCTTGTTTTCTTGTTTGTTCTTTGATGTCCTCAAGATATTCAACCGAATCTTCATCATCAAGTATTTCAACCATTGTGCATCTGCAATTCGGATGCAATGGTGGAGTCTGCAATCCTTTCAGTGGAGTAGGCGACCAGACTCTAACCTTTCCGATCACATCATTGACTTTGGCAAACGAATCATTGATTCCAATTGGTTTCGCCCGTTCTCCTCTGCCCATTTCTTTACATGATTCACAAGCACCCGCAGCGACTACCCATTGCTTCATCTTGACAACGCCAGATTGATTCCACGCATCGAGTCTGCCGATTTCGTTGATCAATGCAACTTCTGTTCGTGCAATCATTTCTGCCCTTGCAACAATTGGGATTCGTCCTGTATCGGATTCTTCTTGAACCAACGACAGAATATCCCTTGCAATTTCATCGGTCGATGCTCCATGCCTCATGCCCAATTTCACTTTGTCATCAATCTCTTTTCCTGTTCCAAATATCAGCGTGTTGGTCAATTGACTCTTGTATTCTTCAAGCGTGTCTGCAATAAGTGGGTCGAATTGATTGAATTGCAAATCGACTCCCAACCTGTCCAATTCGTTTTGACCAGACAAGAGCATGACTTCATTCACAAACTTGTCGGTGATTTCTTGGATTTTCTGTTCGGCTTCTGAACTTGTCACGAACTCGCCCATGCCACCCGCAAAATCAAGGAATCGTTCAACTTCTTTTCTGAACAGTGAAACCAAATCATCACGGAAGCCATCCATCGGTGATGAGAACACTTCCAGTGTTTCAAGATATTCCTCATTGCCCTTGTCAATTGGCGCACGCTTTTGACTGATCAGAGAACGGGATTCATCCCATAGTTCTTTCAATGAATCATGTTTTTTTTTACAGTCGCAATCGTGGCTTTTTTCTTCGCCTTTTGTTTTGTTGCACAATGAATGAGCAATTGCAACTGCTTGATCCTGTGGATAGCCCTCATCCAATAAGATTGATATTTTTTCAGACATACAATCGCTGGCTTTTTCAACTGAATAGGTTGCGGGATGTGATGAACCTTCCATGCAAGTATTCGTTTCAGACATATAGTGCCAACCATCGGGGCATTTTCCATCAACGGGAACGGGATTTGCTTTCACTTCTTTTGGTTCTTTTGAGAATTGACCAAACATCGGTTGTGGATTTCGTGCATTCTCGATCGCAACGTCAATTGGAACTGAACCCATCGGCACAAACAACTCATCCCCACCTTCAGAAATTGGCTCAAGACCGCGTTCTGCTCTCACCTCATTGCGTGTTCGGATTCCTGCGGAAATGTCGCTGGCATCGACTTGCGATTGAATCTGCCTGTCCTGCGCCACAGGGTCATCGTATGCAAGGAAAAGAGTATCAGCGAACATTCCAAACAACGGCAACAACTGTCGATTCAAGAATGATTCGTCAAGTGTCAAGTATGGAACGATGGTATCACGAAGCCAACCGAGATTGCCTTCCCTCGCATTTGCAAGGTTCGGGTCGTTCGCTTTCAACTTCGTCACTGGCACTCCAGCAATCGCAGCGATGACTTCAATCTTGCGTGTTTCGCCTGAATCAAACGCCAAATCCTGCGGTGAAAATTGCATGGGTCTCGCATCACTTGACCCCTCGAAGATAAATGGACGACTTCGATTGTTCTTGCCACCGAGTTGTCGTTCGACTTGTTGCATCAATCGTTGGTATTGAGTGTCTGTCAAATGCTCTTTGACAAAGATTGCCCAATCGGGTCGGGCTTGATTGTCAAGTACGTTCTGCTCGTATTCGTCCATACTATTCAATAAATCAACCGCATCAATCGCAGCAGAAACCCATCCCATGCCGTAGAACGGATCAGATGGATTCGGTTGCTTCTCATGCAATACTTCATCTTTGCGGAAATCAACCATGTTTGGTCGCTTGCCGTATGTGTATGATTTGACCAAATCCATTGTGCCGTCTGGAACAACCGTCACCAAATCGCTTTGCATATTCCACAACTCAAGAGGAACTCCGATTGTTTCAGAAATTATTGGATGAAGATATGCGTTGCCTGTCAATTGCAGATTCAACATTCGTTGCATGGTCAAGGTGTATCCATCCATTTCAGGCGATGGATTGTCAAGCAATTCCAACACTGGATGCTCATGCACCTCAACAACATCACAGCCAGTCATCATTTTTCGTTGCACAAAGATTGACGGCTTTGTTTCCTGCTCTCCACGAAGATATGATGCCTTTTGTGAACCGACTTTTTTCGTGTTCACGATGGATTTCATACCGTTTCGCGGTTGCATCGAATACAACTTGATGGGCTGGCTTGCAACTCCGCGTGCGTTTATCATCGCGGCAGCGTAGACCCATCCATGAAAGCGTTGCATCAATGCTGTGTATCCACGATTTCGCTGAATGCCCGTGCTGAATTTTTCCCATGCAGGAACGCTTGCATTCAGGTATGCTTGGCGATCAGTTGCTTTTGTATTTGTGTCTTTGTCGTTCTTGCCTTTGCGGAACTTTTCGAGCATTTTCAAATCTCCGTCCACAATTGTTCATTTTCAAGTGGATTCATTTTGTACTTTTCATCAAAACCACCAATCGAGCGAATTGATGGGCTTGAGCGCAAGCCGTCTATATGAACAATACTATAACGAAGTGCATCAAGGGCGTGATCGTGTTCTTTCTTCGGTTGGTCTTTGCTTGACCCATCTTGATTGCTCATCCACTCATAAGAACCAAATTCACGCAACAGGTTTGAGCATTTTCGATGCACTACCAATCTTGGTTTGCCAGATGGGTCGTTGCATAATCTTCCCGCAACGCTTTGAATGCCAGTGAACACCGCGTTGTTTGCAGGGATAGCATCAAGTCCAACATTCCGCATTGAAGCCCGCAAGCCCGCAGATGATGGATCAACAACAAAACAATCAATGCTTTGATGTTCTTCTTTCCAAGCCAACGCAGTATCCACCACCTCTTGTTCAAGTTTTTGTCGTTCATACCATTCGTCAAGAACAAATACGCGGTCATCCTTGATTCCAATCAGGAGCAGAACAGCAGGATTGTTGTATCCCATATCCATCCCCACAATCATTCGGTCGAACTCATCTGGCACTTCATCGACCACGAACTTTTCTTCTAACCACATATCATAGACCAACCCTTCAGAGCCAACCCACAATCCTTCGACGTAACGCTTCCGCGCAACGCCTGTCATGGTTTCCAAATCTTTCACATAATCTTCAGGCAAGAACCAATTGTCACGACTTGTTGTTGTGATTGCTTCACAATTCGGAGCGCAGACATGACCACCCGCAAGACCAAACCGCTTGGCAAGGAAGTGTTGTGGCGTTGATGGGTTGCAAGCACCATAGATTTGATTTGGCAGATCTGGCAATTTCAACCTAATGCGACCGCGAAGCATCGTCCAATCCTGTTCGTTCAACTCGACCGCCTCGTCCACACCAACACCACTCAAGTTCATCGAGGCGATTCTCGCAGCATCTTCAAGACCAAACAGCATGATTGTTCCACCGCCAAAGATGTTGATTTCGCCATCCATCTTTTTGTATTCATACGACCCTTTCGGAAGTATCGGTGGAAGCAATCCATCAGGTTCAAGCAATGTTTTCAATGTCGATCGCTTCAATGCCACAACTGTCTTTCGACACAACCCTTCTCTTGAACCTTCGATGCTTGCTCTCATTGCCACACGCAAGCAAATTGCCCTCGTCTTTCCTGCACCAAACGCGCCCGAATAGAGTATTTCGCGTGCGGTCGAACGAAGGAACTTCAGTTGTTGTGGAAGAACCTCAAGGCGATGTGTATTGTCATCCTGACTTGTCATTCATTGATTGTACTGCTTCGTCCAGAATAAAGGTGAGGGATGACCCATCAGCATCAGCAAGCCTGTTTGGAACTTTGCCATCAACGCGCTGGATGATCTCTTGCCAGAATCGGAAGTCGCCCTTCAACGCCCTGTCAATTGCAGACTTGACAAGCGCATCGCACAATTGTTCACCTGTGACTTCATGCTCAAGCATCTTGCGAAGATGGTCTTGAATCGAACGCCCTTTTGGTCGCCCGTTTGGATTGATTGCATCGGGACGATTCGCAAAAGAAAAGCGGTTGCCTTTGGCAAACTTTCCATTG